TTTTCTCCAAAGGTATGGGCACGCCCCAAGATGAAGCGTGCGATCTGAATGCGATTTGTCCTTGTAAGTATTTGCCCGAGTCGGGGTCTGTGAAGATTTGCACCAGAATTTCTTGACCGTTATCCATTACGCCTATATAGACGCTGTAGTCAACTATCTGTGGTTCAGTCATCGCCTGTCCTTTTGTCGGTAATTCGACTTTAGGGGATAGGTCAAGCCTTGGGTGGGATTTCCCCGAACACCTTTAAGAATGCGGCTTTTACAAAGATTACCGAGTCGGCGGCCTGTGGTGTGATCTCGATGTGGAACCAGTCGCCCCCTGGCGCACCGTGGATTGTTGGCTTGTCATATTTGAGCCATGCGTACCGATCGCAACGCCATGCTCGACCCTGTGGCTCTGGAAAGTAATCCAAAATACATTGCAAGCCAAGATCGTTGGCATTGGCAACAAGTTTGTCAATAAAGACAAGCGCTTCTTTGCGTCCTGCTTTTGGGTTTTTTTCGCTTTTGCGATACGACAAATCAACAGCTCTGCCAGTCGCGTGCACCGACAATGAGCCTGGCTTCCCGCGCATGTCACGTTGACCCCAAGACCCGTTATTCCAAAGCGCGCTATTTGATGCAGCGATCGCTTGCTTTATCCATTCGTTCATGCCGGCACGTGGTGCTGGTGATGCACCGTCGGCGTTGCCTATGTAGTCGCGTGCGTTTGGCACGCCAGCCTTAGCCTTGGCTACTGCCACGACCAAACTTCATGTCTTTAGGGTTTAAGTAGCGCAATGCTGTTGGGCAGACCGCGCCGATGGCAGCTGCTAATAGTGCCGATGGGTCGGTGTTTCCTGTTACCGCTAATGCAACGACGGCAGCAAGCATTGAACGACCGTATGAGGCGAGCATTGCTTTGTCTTTAGGCTTCAACATCTTTGGCTCCTTCTTTCGCTTTTGACTTTAGCCCGTTTGAGGCCACTAAGCCTGACAACGTGCCGGTCATGAATACGGTCAAGGTTGATAGCAGGTCTATGAACGCGGCGTCATTGGGTGCTTGTTTGTCTATCGGCTGGGTCACAAACATCAGCGCGTAAACAAACCCGATTACGGTGAGCGCAAACACGAACGCCATAACTAAGCCAACTACCACAATTAGTCGAGCGTGTAGTTCTTCGGGCTTAAGGCGTGGTCTCATAAATTAAATCCCTTGTGCACGTTCCAGATGGGTTGCAGATCGGTGGTTCGCATTCAGGTTTCTGCCAGTTGTTTGGGTCTTGGCATGCGTAGCGATATGAGCCGTCATAACCGCATCCCGCGCAACCCCACAATACGACCGCAATTAACGCGACGTAGCCGATGAGGTAACGCCATCGCATTAGGAAAGAAGCGCGGCGACTTCGTCTTCGGTTAGACCAAGTTTTGCAAGTGTTGCTGTTTTAAGTTTGGCTCGGTCGGCTTGTGCTTTTGCCAATTTCTTTGAGTCAGCTAAGTCTTTGTCACGTTGCACGATTTCTTCTTCAGTCATGTCGCGCACTTCATTGCCAATTTGAATTTGATATTCGCTCATGTTTAACTCTCCGATAATCCGTACACGCGGTAATACCCAGTAATTGTTCCAGATGATGTTGTAAAGGTCAGACCGTCATGTGCAGCGGTTGCGTTATAAAAATATCCGCCGTAAGTCGTGCCAGTTGTACCTGAAATGTTGCCAAAACTTCCCGCTGTCACGTGAGTGTAACTTGAAGCGTTTGTTGGGTCAAAGACGTTTATTTGACCCATTGTTCCGCGCGTGCCGTCTGTGCCCATGATCTGTGGTGTGGATGATGAACCTGCACCAGTTCCGCTAAATGCTCCGCCTGTGTTGAATTGTCCAGTTCCCCAGAAATAACTTGCGCCTGTTTGTGGCGTACCTGCAGCATTGACACGCACGTTTATTTGTACTTGCGCGCTACAAGAAGTAACAACTAATTCAACTTGATAATTTTTATAGGTAGTTGTAAATGTTCCTGCCGCCATGCTGACAGTACCTTGCGCAGTAAATGGCGCGCCCGTGATGTAAACCATGCCAGGAGTTGTGCCAACTGATTGCCACGCTGCGCCGTCGTAATACTGGGTCGTGTTAGTTGCCTCGATATATGCAAACTGACCTTCGGCAAGCACCTTTTCGCCAGCACCACCAAAAGCGGCATCGCGCGTCACGGTTGTGGCAAAAACGGGAATACCCGTGTTTATTTCGGTCTGTTGCGCAGCGGTCAATATCTGGCCTGCGGTAAATGCTGGAACCGATGTTTGTGCGTTAACTCCCATAAGTGCTCCTATCCTAAGACATTTTCGGCGTCAAGTACGCCATAGATCAAATCATCTAAAATCAACTCGTAAACGATCGTTGTAGGCGCGGTGCTGTAAAGAACGCTGTGGCCTGTGCTGAAATCCAGCCGATGCTCAATGCCCTCAACTGACAGCTCTTGAGCCAACTGGGTTGTTCCAGTACCGCTTGCAAACGACTTTTCTACGCTGATTGTGTCGCCAATGTCCACGGTTGCCAGGGTGTCTTTTTGGGCTGTGGTCAGCATCAGATATTTGGTTGCCACGGACGTGTAGCGCGGTTCTGGCTCTGGGTTAAGCAGGTAGGACGCTGCGGTGTCAATCTCTCCCTGCACATGAAGCAGGCTGTTTGTAATGCTTGATGTCTGAATAAAATATGTAGCAATTGACCCTGAATCCGTTGCGGTTGCCGTTTTGCCATCAAGAGCTGTGAGCACCGATCTGTTGATTACAGAGTCAGCCTCAAAACTAATGCCCACACCATCAAACTTGTATCCCGTGCCATCGTCATGGAAATCGGCTACTGGCGCGCTTAAGGTGTTTCCGATGCGCTCTTGAAATGTAAGCACACCAGCCCTTGACATAAACACACGCCCAAACTCGGCGGTTTCGTTGATTTGAGTAATGTATTGCAACACGTTCGTTCCTGCCGGCACGGTGTACGCGGCGTCGTGGCCAAGGTTGACGGTGCCTGTGGCGATGCTTCGAGCGCCTGCTGGGAAGTCAACTTCGGGCAGGTCTAGGACGGTTTCTATGCGTTCGCCTGATGTTTCGGTTGTGACGTTTAGTTCGTTTAAGTAGGTTTGTGCCAGCAGGTAGAACTGGTCAGCGCAATACACGGTCACGCTGTCTAGACCACCTAGCGCAAAATTGTAGTCAAAATTGACGACATAGCCAGAAAAGATCGATTCGGGCACATCGGTAGAGCTGTATCGGATTAGTCGGACTTCGCGCAATGGTGCAAGCCCTGGCTTTGCTTGCGGGGTGTCCCAATAGGGCGAGTTCTGATCAAACGGATTAAAAACCCCTGTCACGTCTTGGATGGTGAATGTCATCGTGCCAGCGCTGAACTGATCGCCCACGTCACGGCGACCGCGCCGCACATTAATGCTGACAGTTGAGTCCATCACATTGGCAAACTCGGTCGTACCGTCCAGCACATACTCGGTGTTGTTTAGTACTCCCTTAAGCGTGTCGTCTAGGACGAACGCGTCAACCTGAAAACCTGTGGCGATTTGTAAGTCATAGTTGCCAGAATCAACGACCGATACTCCTGGCATTACGCCACCTGTAACTGCAACGGCCCAGCGGAACGCGAGTAAGCGCGCAAAGCGTTAACGACCGATTCACCGATTTCGGCACTTGTGGCAAGTCCGCCTGTGACGTTGATAGTTATTCCGCCACCGTTGTTTATGCGATCTAACGGCACGACTGCTTCTGGGCCTGCCTCACCAATTAGCGCCAAGGTAGGACTTGACACAATGCCACCTTCAGCCATGCGCGGAATCTTGCGCGGAACCTGTGTCGCTGGCCCTGTTGCACCTAACTGTGGTACTGGCATTGTTGGGGCTTTTGGAATATCTGGCAACAACGGTATTGAGTTGTAGGCGCTAATAATTGCGTTGACCGCGCCGATTGCAGCGTTGACCATGCCAGCAAAAAACCCGATCACGGTGTTGACAATTGCGTTGATGCCGTCACGGAACCATTCAAACTTGTTGTATGCGGCAACCAAGCCAACGACCAGTAATGCTATGCCGGCAGCAATAAGGGCAAATGGGTTGAGCGCCATGGCGATGTTGGTGACCACGATTGCGGCGGCTACGGCAGCGATAGCGCCAGCGATTGCAAGGAACGCTTGTGGGTTGTCTTGTGCCCACATAGCAAACTTATTTAAGATCGGTAGCACGGCCTCGACTACTGGCAAGAGCGCGGCGCCGATTGACTCTTTGGTTTCGCCAATGGAATTAGACAAAATCTTCATTTTGCCTGCAGCGGTGTCTGCTGCGGTTGCGGTTGCTCCGCCAAAGGTTCCGCCAAGCACGTC